CAGAAGCGCTGGTTTTCCGGCGCTTTCACTTACTATGTCCCAGAAGGCGGAAAGGGTCTTTTACAAGATCTTTCCCGCTTTGAAGCTTTAGCTAACAAACTTCTGGGTACACGCATAACTCCTGAAGTTCTTTGGGAGATTGCGCCTTGGTCCTGGCTCGTCGATTGGTTAATCGGGGTTCAGAGCAACATTTCTGTTGCTTCCCGGTTTTCCGCAGACGGGCTTGTACTTAAATATGGCTATTACATGGTTTCTGATCGTGTAATAGTCAGTTCCCTCTTTAATGTCCGTCATGTAAAATCTGGCGGAGGTACTGTTGACCGTCCCGCGTTCACACGCGTTATGGTTGAACAGAAGAGAAGGATAAAAAGTACACCATTTGGATTTGGACTTTCTCCTGGTTCTTTTACGGCCAGACAGTGGTCCATTCTAGCGGCTCTCGGTATGACCCGAGGTCCGCGATCCCTACGTTAATCATCAACAAGATGATTCGCGTGATTAACGAGTCCTGAAAACAGGTCTCTAACCACCTTATAGGAGATGCTCATGGCTCTATCTGATCCACAGTCTGTAACTATTAACTCTGTCGCTCAATCGCTTCCGCGAGTGAGTTCTGGAATTAACTCTGGTATTTTCCAAAAGGATGATACCACTGTCCGACTTGAAGTTTCCGATCAATATGGGAAACGTACTCGTCGGCTAGTTCGACTGACACACTCCAAAATCGCTGCAGATCCGCTTATCTCAAGTACTAACATTAAGTACTCGATGAGCGTCGGTCTCACGATCGACGTTCCTGTGACGGGTTATACCGTCGCGGAAGCAAAGCAGATAGTCGACGCTCTTTCAGCGTGGCTGACTGCTTCTTCTGGGGCAAATATCACCAAGGTTCTTGGTGGTGAGAATTGAGCCCAACTGAGTATTATTTATCTTTACTCATTGTGCTCGTTGTTCTCACTGGGCTAATCACTGCGGTAGCATTGTGTCTTGCATTGCATATCCGCAACGGTTTTACCCAGTTGGAGCGTGAAACCAGATCGGAAAGACGTCATTAGCTATGGAATAGTTAACCTCTGTTAGGAGGGGCTTTGAAAAGCCTGATGTCTCTCGTAAGGACTATCCTCAATGAAATTGGGGATAGAGCGTTGGCTAGCACCACGCTGGATTATAATACTATCCAGCGTCGCGTCGAAAATGAAGGGTTGTCGTTTCTTACGATAACCCTCGCGAAATTTGGAAAAGATCTCCTAAAGAGTCTTGACCGAGGTTCCGTGAGTCCATCTGAATTTATCGGTTTCGATAAATCAGGAGCGACCCCCCGTTTGTTCGGAGGTTTGCTCGACCTTATTTTCGACCGTGCTACAGGTGTGTTAATCAATGATCCGTCACTCGACGCGGTCGCTGGAATTTACCAGTTTACTTCGATGTTTTCGAAGATCCAAATCGAGTGTACAGAGGAGCGTATCCGCGCGGCTTTCACCGCGTACATTGATTGTGAGAAAAATATCAAAGAACAAGATCTGACGTTTGAGGGTGTACTCCGTAAGGAGTTCTCCCTTGTATCGTCCGTTCTGTTCTCTTCGGTGTTCAATCGTCTGAATTCTCTTATTGAGGACCAGAGCCTTGTACCGAAGCACGGTCCCGGGGCCACTGCTGATCGGCTGTCTTCTAACAAGAAGTACAATCGTATGCAGTGGACTTCGAGACTCGAGAAGGTATTCCCGCACTTTGCGTGGATATACCCTAACTACCTCTCGGCCCTTGATGAGCCATTTGGTAATGTTGATATTTTCGAACCTGGCGAAGAGATTCCCGTTAGGGTGATCTCTGTGCCTAAGACGCTGAGCGCTCCGAGGATTATCGCAATCGAGCCGGCATGTATGCAATATATGCAGCAAGCTATCTCCATTTCTTTATCCTCATTAATTGAATCCGACAGATTGATCGGATCAATGATCGGTTTTACTGACCAGCTCCCTAACCGAGAGTTGGCTAGACAAGGTTCATATAATGGTTCCTTGGCAACACTTGATTTAAGTGAAGCATCCGATCGCATCTCAAATCAGCATGTACTCGAACTATTTCGTCCTTGGCAGTCTCTTTCTGAGGCTGTCCAGGCAACTCGTTCGAGGAAGGCTGACGTACCTGGTTACGGAGTTATCCGTCTTTCCAAGTACGCGTCGATGGGTTC